TGTCCGTTCTGGCCACCGGAGTCCGGGCCACCGAGAATTCCGATGGAGAATCCCTGGGACAGGCCCGGCTCCCAAGTCTGGCCAGCTGCCGTGACAGTTCCACCCTGACCGGCGGGGAAAGCCGTGGTAGCCCAGTGACCGGCATTCGGCTCCTGACCGAGGATCACCGCAGCAATCGCCGACATGAAGCCCGAGCAGTCGCCACCCGACGGCCACTGAGAGCCAGTCAAGTACGGCTTCCCATTCTGCTGCTGTGCCCACTGGTGGCCACGCTCGACAGCGGCCTCCCACGCGGGGCGACCATCGTTGATGTCACCGCCCTTCGCGAAGGCAGGCAGAGCCAGCGACAGGGGCCCATTGTCATCGCGAGACTGTCCGTCGACATAGAGCCGGCCGTTGTCCCACGTGAACTTCTCACCCTTCTCGAGAAGCGCTCGGAGCTGGTAGACGACAGCCTGACCACCCATCGCCTTCACGTCGGCGGCGGTGAGGACGTGCTCACCATTCGACAGCCACGACAGGATGTCGTCACTGGTTCCGGTGCCCGGTCCGAGGATCGCGCCACCAGTCGCATTCTCTGCGATGGGTTGCAGCTCATCTGCCTGGTTCAGCCCGGGGATGAACCGGGCGACGGTGTTCCAGGCCTTCAGGATGCCGCCGTTGTAGACGGTGTTGATCATGAAGTTGATCGGCTTAGCGAGGGCACTCTTCAGGCTGTTCCACACGCCCTTGATCCCGTCAACGATCGACGAGAAGAAGTCGCCGACTGACGACAGAGCATCCTTGAGCGCCTGAAACGCAGGCTTCGCGACGTTCTCCACCACGAAGGATATGACCTGGCCGAGGGCATCCCACACCGGCCGGATAACGCTCTCCCAGATCACCTGAATTCCGCGGGACATGTCATCCCACTTGTCCTTGATCCAGCCGAACACCGGGGACAGGACGTTGTTCCACAGCCAACTTGCCGCTGCCGAGAGTGCATCCCACGCCGGCTTGATGATGGTGTCCCAGGTGATCTGTATTCCGAGGGCCATTTCATCCCACCGGTCCTTGATCCACCCGAAGATCGGCTGCAGCACACTCTCCCAGAGCCAGGTGATCACCGTCGAGAGGTTGTCCCACGCCGGCTTGATGAGGTTCTCCCACGCCCACGAGATTCCAGCGGACAGGAGGTTCCACGCGATCAGCAGCGGGGCGAGGATCACTGTTCCGATCACTCCGAGGGTGGTGGACACTACCGTCCACAGGGCATCGAGGACCGGCTGGATCACCGAGTTCCATGCGATCGTGACGCCGTCCCACAGGACACTCCACGCCTGACCGATGAAGTCGAAGACGGTCTTCAGGTTGTCCCATCCCCACTGGAAGTACTGGACCAGGAACTCGACGACAGGCTTTCCGACAGACTCCCAGGCGGACTGGATGCCGCCCCAGACAACCTTCCACCCGTCGCTGATGTACCCGAAGACGGTCTTCAGGTTGTTCCAGCCCCACTCGAAGTAGCCCTTGATGCCGTCCCACGCGGCGCCGATGACGTCGCCGAGCCAGGAGAAGACAGGTCCGAAGGTGTCCTTGATCCAGGACCAGACCCCCTTCAGGACATCCATGAAGCCCTGCCAGATCTTCTTGCCGGTCTCAGTCTTCGTGAAGAAGATGACAAGGCCAGCGACCAGTGCAGCCACTGCCGAGACGAGGAGGATAATGACGTTGGTCTTCAGAGCATTGTTGAAGAGCAACGTCTCACCAGTGGCAATAGCCGTCGCCGTCTTGTACAGCGCCATAGCACCGTTCCACGCCTTAATCGCTCCAACGCCGAGGAGAACAGAGCCAGCCAGCGCGCCAAGGCCACCCGCCAGCGGCCCGAGCCAGGTGCCATTGTTCTTCGCCCACTCCGTGATCGGCTGCACCGCATCCCACAGCTTCATGAAGCCCTCGCCAGCAAGCTCCTGGGCCGTACCCTTCAGAGCGTTCATCCGCCCCTGCAGGGAGTTAGCCATCTGATCTGCGAGCTCCTGAGACGACCCCTGGAAATCCTGCAGCCCACCAGACCCCTCAGACAGGGCCTGCATGAACGCCGGAACCTGGTCAACGCCAAGATCCTCCATCTGCGTGCCGAAGAGCTGGATCGCGGTGTTCGACTGCTCCGCCGGATCATCAATCGCCAGGATGCCATCCGCGACCTGCTTCAACGCCTCCTGCGCGCCCGGGCCACCCTGCACGATCTTGTCGGACATTTCCTCAGCAGACAGGCCGATCTTCTCGTACGCCTCCACCGACGAGGCGGACATGTCAGAGCCACGGATCGTGAACTCCTTCAACGCGTCGCCAGTCTTATCCAGCGCCCACTTGCCCTTGTCTGCGGCAGACACGAGCAGGCCGAACGCCTCCTCGCCAGAGAACCCGAGGTTCTTGAAGTTCTGCCCGTACTCGTTGATGATCTCCGGCAGTTCCTCACGCATCGCCGCAGGAACCCGCTGGAACGCCGAGGTCATCAGATCAGCCGCCGACTCCACATCCGGGGCAAGCCCGTTCTGCAGCAGCTGCCCCGCAGTCTGCGTCGCCTCCTCCATCGACACGCCGAACGTGTCCGTGAAGGCGAGGAAGTTATCCGCGAGGTCGCCCGCGGTCTGCGACCCATTCACCCCCAGATCATCGAACTGGGCCGTGAGGGAACCGATCGCGCCCACAGCCTCATCGACACCACCGGCAGTACCTGTGCGCAGCGCCTGGCCAACCTCCGCGCCAGCCTGCTCAGCCGCAGCCCCGGTCAGACCGAGCTGCCGGTCCATCTTGTCGACAGCCTGGGTCATATCGAAGCCCTCGGCAATCGCCGCGCCAATCGACCCGACACCAGCGGCCGCGCCGGCGATCCCACCCAGCTTGCCGACAAGGCTGTCCAGCGACCCGCCAGCGTCACCCGCGGATTCCTTGATGTCCTTCATCGACGCGGAGACCTCGATACCGGACCCCTGCGCCTGCTGCTGCGCCTTGTCCAGACGCTTCTGAGCATCAGCGAGGTTCTCCGTCGCGGTCTCCGCAGCCTTGTCCGCACGTGCCTGATCCCGGCGAGCCTTCTCAAGCCGACCGGTCGCGTTCGCGATCTCGGACGCCTTCGCATCCGACTTGTCCAGCACCTCGGACAGCTTCAGCTCTGCGAGCTTCGTCTTGTCCGCCGCATCAGCAGCACGGTCGCGGGCCCGGACCTGCTGATCCGATGCCTTCTCCACAGCACTGGCGGCCTTCTTCGCCGATGCTGCGACACCCTTCTCGATCCCGTCGCCGGCATCCTTACCGGCCTTCTTCGCAGGTCCGACGAGTTGCTTGTTCAGCTCCTTCGTCGCACCAGCCATCGAAACGGTGACGGGGATGATGCCCCATCCGGATGCCTCAGCCATGAGTTCATTCCTCCTTCGGGATCGACAGGCCCATGAGGAACTTCACAGCGTCCTCTTGGTCCTCTTCCTCGACATGACCGGTGCGCTTCACCGTGTCGTCCTCCCACGGGACCTTCGGCTGCTTCACTTCCTTCGGCTTCTTCTGCACGCCTTGTGCGGCGAGCATGGATTCGATGCGCCGAAGCCAGAAGATGGTGGACCATTGCAGGGAGTGCTCAGTGGTCCACAGGTGGTTGCCGTTCATGGCGCGGTGGAGTGCAGAGTCCTCCGGCAGTCCGTTAATGAGCGCCATGAGTCGGCGGGTGGTGATGTCGCCGCGCCAGTAGTCGGCGACGGGGTCGCCGCCGTAGTGGGCGGTTAGCGCCGCTTCGCAGGCTTCCGGGTGTTCCGCGAGGACACGCGGGTAGGGTTCCGCTGGACCTTCTCAGCGTGCTTCTTGATCGCTTCCTGCAGGATGTCGAGGGGGTCGATGTCACCGAAGGTGGCGATGTGGGTGGTGAAGTCCTCTGCCTCGTCGGGGAGGAACAGGGCGATCATCTCTTCGCGCAGGGTGTCCGCGCTGATGAGGTTGGCGCGAGCATCGTCCTGGAGTTCGGAGAGATGGTTCTTCCAGTCGAGGGGGGCGAGTTCCTGCGCGATGGCGTGGAACTCCTTGCCGCCGACGGTGAAGGGGAACAGGGTGCCGTTGTCGATCTTGAGGGCTTCGGCGCGCTGCTCGAGCATGGAGGTGAGGTCGATGTCGTTGGACATGGCAGGTCCTTTCATAGGAAGTGCCCCCGGTCACCGGTTGGTGCGGGGGCGTGAGGAATGGGGTGGCAGGTCGGTTGTGCAGAGTGCTGGGTGGGGCCGGGCGACCTGCCAGGATTCCCGGCCCCGCGTTCCTATCCGGCAGCCGCGGCGATCTGCGCCGCGACGTAGTCGGAGATGTCCTTCGCGCTGAATGCACGGACGGTGGTGTCGGTACCGGCGTCGAGCTGGGCTCGGGTACCGGCCGGGGTCGCGGCGGGAATCGAGGTATTACCAGCGAGGGCGTCACCAGCACCGGTGCCGACCTTGACGTTCGACGTGCCGGCACCGATCGCGGTCCGTGCCGCAGCGGCGTCAGCGGCCTTGATCACGGACTTGCCTACCGCGGTGGCACCAGACAGGGTGTCGGCGGTCGGGGTGGCCGGGACAGACGGGATATCCGATCGGTCAGCCTTGTCATTGAGCTCGGTGCCGAGCTCATTCATCTGCTCAGCGGTCAGCTTGTCGCCAGAGGCGAAATCAGTCTTTGCCACAGTGTGGCTCCTTTCAGTCAGTGCCCCTGTTCAGGAAATGGCGAACGGGAGGGACGTTTCCCCCAGACGCCCCTCTAGGGGTTTTCCGGGTCGGTTCCGCCGGCGTTGACATCGGTGGACCAGTCGCCCAGCGACTTCGCAGAACCGCCCACCAGGGTGGAACCAGCGGTGCCCGGCTTCCAGCCCTCCTTGAACTCTCGGGCAATCGCGTACCCGGCCGTAGCGTCGAAGTTGGCCTTGAACGTCAGCTCGTAGCCCACCAGGTCAGTGTTCGTGTAGGTGAGATCACCGCGCTCCGTGATGGAGCACGCCGGCATCAGGTACCGTCGCGCCTTCTTACCGTCGAGGACAGTGACGGTCAGGCAGAAGCGGAAGTCCTCCGGAAGCTCCGCACCGGTCTCGAAGCGGGTGACGCCAGAATCCTCGTCGTAGGTCATGTCCTCCTCGGCGACGCCGTAGTACAGGGCGTTCGCCAGGCCACCGACGGACCACAGGGTGGCCGTGAAGGTAGCCTCCTCCGACGTGACCTGACCGCGCTGCGGGCTCGTAGCCTGCCACGGCTTCCAGTCCGACCGCTCCTGGTTCAGCGACTCGCTGATACCAGCGTCAGAAAGCCACCCGAGATCCACCATCGGCGCCTTCGGCTCCGCCATGTTCACCGGCAGCTCAGTACCGTACGGGCCGTAGTGCAGGGCGCCCGTGACGCCGAGGGTGATCAGCGCGGTCTCGTAGTTCGCCGCGGTCAGATCGATTTCAAGATCAGCCATGATTCCTCCTTCAGGAATGCGAAAACCCCGACGTGAAAAACCACGACGGGGCAAGAATTTTGTGTAGAAGGTCAGCGGCGCGGTGTAGACACCACGACCGTGACCGAAGCGACCCATCCACCGAGGGACGAATCACGGGCCAGAGCAAGCCCACCGGCCGGGGACACGAGGACACCAGGCGGGCGACGAGGATCGATCAGCCACTCATCAGCCGATGCTGCGAGCTCACGAGCCACAGGCTCCGACTCGCCGTAAGCAACGACACGGACAACCTCACGATCCCACGCAGGATGACGAGCATCAGACCCATCCGACACGACAGTCACCACCGGACCATCCCGAGGCGTCCACCCAGACGGCAACTCCGACCGCACCGGGCACGACAGCACCCCACGGAGACCACCACGGATCAACCGGGGAGCATCCTGCTGCTGCAGCATGGTCACCCCTTCCCGTAGCGGTGAACCGTCGCGCCCTTCGACCGGGCCGCCTTAGACAACAGCCCGTCGCGGACCTCAATCGCCGCACCATTCGGATGCTTCAGAGCCACAAGAACCACCGGACGTCCATTGCGGTCATACTTCAACCGAGAATCAGCCTCGTATCCACCGCCGACCGCCCCAGCGATCTCATTGCCCTTCTTCTCGAGCTGCGGCCCGAGCTCCTTCATCGCCCGCTTGTAAAAGGCGGGCTTGAACCCGAATCGCGGCCCCTTGCCTTTCCCTGCCATTAGCCCTCACCCCTCTCACAGACGAACACCGTGGAAGGGTGGTGACGCGCCAGGCGCGGCCGCCGGAACGCCGCGTAGTCATGCGGCGGCTCCACGACACGGAACACCCTGCCACGGATCACCACCTCAGACTCCGCAGACACCGCCGTGCCAGACGGGGCGAACACCCGCAACTGCTCAGCCGTCCCCTCCCGATCCACGCCCACATCCTGATCCAGGACCAAGGGCTGCACACGGCAAGTCACCGTCACTGACCCCGTGCCGGGGATCAGATCACCATCATCATCGACCCGCGGTCGATCACGGATCTCCACCGGTTCGAACGCCTCATTCATCGAAGCCTCCGCTCCGGCCACCGCCACGGCGCCGGGAACGACCCGGACGCCAGCGCAGTGACCGGCAGCCCGAGCTCGTCCCTGTGTGCCGCAGTGAGAATCAGACGGCCAAAGCCAGTGACCTTCAGCGTGTCCGAGGAGTACGCCTCCGAATCGGACTCGGCACCGGTTGTAGACGACACGGACGACTTGCCGACAGACGGGCCGATCAGCACCGCCGCGGCGACCATGTCCCGGATCACCCGCTTGGCGGCATGATCCAGCCACGGTGACGCAGCAGCCTCAGCATCGAAGTCACGGCCCACACGGGCGAACGCGTCCCGGACGATCTCCTCAGCATCACCGAGAAGAACCTCCACCCGGCCCGCATCATCCGGCGACAGGGCGACCGGAAGGCGCGAAGCTAGGTCATCAAGCGTGACGAGCATGGCAGCCTCCTATCGGGTTGCGGCGATGATCTCCTGCTTCGACAAGCCCTTCGGATCGATGCCGAGAGCCACCGCATACGAGCGCCACATGTCCACCGACGCGGCACGGGCCGGGCGCTTCACCTCAGGCTCCACGTCGGAAGCCGGCTCAGGGGCAGCATGCTTCGGCTCCACCGCATCCGGAGCCGCAGCAGGGGCAGGATGGAGCTCACCGTCAACGGCAATGCCGCGGCGGAGCAGCCAATCACGCTTCGGGTGGTCCTCGGGGATCTGGTCACCGGGCCGGTACCAGATCGTCCGACCGCCTTCGCCGGCGCTTGGCCAGGACACGCGGGCCGTCAGGCTCACGGCTCCACCCCGGTCAGCTTCACGACGGCCAGGGGGTTGTCCACGGCGATGATCCGGTGCCGGAAAGCATCGGTGCGCCAGGACTGATTCGGGCCGCCGTAGGTCTGCTCCCCACCCTCGGAGTACAGGGGGGTGAGGGTGAGAGGCTGCGCCTCGGAGACGAAGCCGGCGGTGCCGGACTCCATGACGTACACCTCACCCTCCGGGATCCACGGGCTGGTGACGATCTGCAGGCCCGCGAGACGGTCGGCGGACACGCCGGTGTAGCGCGGGTTCTGGTCGGCTACGTTGCCGCGGTAGAGCTTCTGGGTGGACTCCGAGAACATCGCCAGGTCGAGGGTCGCCTCGTTGAGGACGATGATGTCCGGCTTGTAGCCCATCAGCGCGTTCTCGTCGTCCGGGGACTTGGCCAGGGAGATCAGGCGCTTGGCTCGGAGAATGTCGCGCACCGGGTCAGCGTTGGCGTCTTCCCAGTCGGATGCGACGGCGAGCTGCTGGACACCGGACTTGTCGAACGCGTCGAGGGCTGCCTCGACACCGTTGCGGACCATGGTGTTCTGCAGCGCGGTGGTCTGCAGGGACAGCATGTCGATCTTGTTGAAGCGGCGCATCTCCCAGGAAATGCGGACCGCCAGAGCGGTCTTGACTCCGATGATCTTCTGCAGCTTGCCGCGGTTGAGGTCGGAGACCGGGATCTCCGCGAACTCGGCGACGTTCTCCGCGTTGTCGTTGAGGTACGGGGACGCTGCCTCGCGGTAGGCGACGACGCCGTCGTTGGAACCGCCGTCGCGGAACAGTGCGGCTTCGAGGAACGCGCCGTCGAGGTTCTCGAGGATGCGCTCGGGGATGAAAGTCGGGTCCTTGATCGCCTCGTCGACGGTGATCGTGTCGCCGCCGAAGGCAGAGGTCAGGTGCTCGGCCATGATTGTCCTCCTTCATGAGGATTCGTGCGGGCATGAGAAAACCGGCTCTTCCGTTGTGGGAGGTAGGGGGTTGCCCGCGGAAAGGATTGGTAGGGGCGTCAGCCCAGGGTGAGGGGCAGGACGCCCCCTAGTCGTTTCCCTCTGCCGCTCCGGCACCGCCGAGGATGGCGGGGTGGAACAGGTGGACACGCACAAGACCTCCGTCAGTCTCGCCAGCGGCGACACCGACCTTCACCGATCCGGTCTTGGCGACCGCACCGTCAGCCGCGGCGAACACCGCATCCTCCAGGGCGAACGTGTCCTCGGTGGCGAGCTTCACCACCGACTGCTCGGTGTGGACCCGGACGATGAACGGCAGACCATGGGTCGTGTCGTTGATATCCGGGTCGGTCTTCGGCTCGGCGGACTCGGTGACCGCACCGTACGGGAAGGTGGCGGCATCATTGTGCTCGACCTTCCCGTCGACGGTCTTGACGAGGTGGAACTTGACGACCGGCTTACCTGCCTCGCGGGTCAGGTTGCCGGAAGAGAAAGTGGGATTGGACATACTGTCCTCCGTTTCTGTGTTGTGATCCGGGGGTTAGACCCGGGGCTTCGGGAAGAGGTTGGACCGTGCGGCACGGGACCGAAGGTCAGTGGACACGGATTCCTCGGCGGTCTCAGGATCACGACCGTGGCCGATCTCCCGGACCGGGATGAGGTTCTTCGGTACCTGCCGGTAGTCGGCGAGAACCTGCGGGTTCTTCCGGGCCGCGTCGATGATCTTCTGACGATTCGCGGCGACAGCCTGACCGTCACGGATGAACCCATCGACCTCTGCGACCAGGGCGGAATCTTCCGCCTGCTCCTTCGCAGCCCACCCGTACTTCGCGGCGACCTGCAGAGCAGCGAGAGTGTCGGCGGGGACGGTGACCATCTCCGGTCCGGCAGGTGCCGTAGCGGGATCAGTGGTGGGAGACTCCTCGCCGTCACCGGAAGCGGACTTCACGGTGATGGTGACAGGCAGCTCCACCGGCTCATCATTGCCAGTGACAGTGACGGTCACGGTGACCTCCTCGTCAGGCTCCGCACCAGCGGGGGCGGTGACAGTGAGGACACCCGTGGCCTCCTCCACCTCAGCCGACCAACCCTCAGGCGCTTCACCCACGGCGAAGACCAGGCCCGGAGGGGTCGGCTCACCACCACTCGGCTCGACGGTCACCGAACCGGTCGGGACCACGGTGGTGCCCTCTGGGTAGGTGATGTCGATGGTTGAGGTCAGAGTGACCTCCTCGTTCAGGAAGCGACCGAGAGCCGCCTTCATCTTGTTCTCGTCCTGACCCATCTCACGGGCCAGGTCAGCGAGTGCACTCACGTGCAGCTCCTTTCGCTCATGCCCCGGAGGGCTGGTTGTGTCGGGTGCCGGGGCAGCCCGGCGACCCTGATAGCGGAACTTCGCGGCGACCCGAGTCCGGGACAGTGCCGACACCGGAACGCGGTCAGACTCGGCCGGCCGTCCGTCCTCCACCGCGTCAGCGAGACCAGCGTCCACCGCCTCCTGTGCGGAGAACCACGTCTCGGCCTTCATCCGATCCCGCCACTCGGCGGCATCACCACCGGCACGGTCGGCGTAGATCGACGCGAGATTGTCGGAGATCCGTTCCAGGTCCGTGATCGCCGCGAGCATCTCCGCAGCGTTCCCGCCAACGAAGCTCATAGCGTCATGGATCATGATCTCCGCGGTCGGGCGGACGACCACCCGGTCAGCGCCGCCGACGACGATGAACGACGCGGCCGAAGCGGCCAGGCCCTCCACCACCGCAGTGACGGTTCCTTGGTGCGCCCGCAGCGCGTTCATGATCGCCAGACCGTCGTAGACATCGCCACCAGGCGAGTTAACGCGGACCAGGAGATCACCCTCAGCGTCCTGCACCTGCCGGACCATGTCCGACGCAGTGCACTCCCACCCGATCTCGCCGTACAGCAGAACCTCACTCACGAGGCACCACCTCCTCCCCCGGCGGTTCGCCGGGATCATCCTCAAGCAGCTTGTCCAGACCGGTGATCTTCGCCGCGTCCTCCGCAGACATGCCGGACTCGATCAGTGTCTTCTGCGCCGCAGCGAGCTTCGACAGCTGCTCAGGGTCCGCGCTCTTCGCCTGCTCGTCCTTCGGCAGGGCATCACCGGCGTCGACGGCTTCCTTGAACGGTCGCTTCGCCGGCAACGAGGACACACGACGCACATGCTCCTCGAGAGGCTTGTCCATCTGAATGACCTTCTTGTCCACCAGCGTCGCCAGGACATCCATCGCCAACTCCTTCTTCGAGGCGATGGGGTCCACGACGATGCGCGGGCACACCCCGGACCAGTCCGGGAATGCGAGGTCCACGAGGTCTTCCACGATGTGCTGCGTGGCGGTGTCCGCGATCCAGTCCGCGATGGTCTGCAGCGACTGGATGAAAAGGTCCGACTGGGTCTCGGCGAGGGCGTAGGATCCGCCACCGCCGTCGAGGTTCAGGAAGTGCGCGAGCACCGCCTTCGCCATCATCGAGTCGTGATAGTTGATGGACTCCCGAGGACTGACGGCCCTTCGTCTTCCGGAGTGCGTAGCGAGTGTTAAGCCGTCGGGGTAGGGCACCGCAACATGTAGGGGCTGGGGACAGGAACGTCAAAGGATCCTGCAGTGACAGGATGAAGGTGTCTAATCACCATCCAGTCACTCCAGGATCCATGCCTCACCC